CTTTGTACCGTGACGTAATCCGTTAACGGTCGCACTTCATCTTCGTTTAATGCATGACTGACCGTATCAAGTAGCGCTTGGGGGGCGGTACCGCTTCCGGTACGTGATAGCACATACACATCCACCTCACCGGGTCGGTTGTGGGTTTGGGGTCCATAGGCCTCGGCGTCCAATACATCGGGATCGGCGGACTTGGCGTAAAAGCGATAAGCATTACGCGCACCGGCGGTGCTGAGCTGTGACCATGAGAGCTGGATACGCTCTCGATATGCTTCGTCATCCTCCATCACAGCCTCAACCGGCGGGATAGCTTCGGGCTGGGCGGGGGTGACCACCTGTCTCGCCACGTTAAATCCGGCACCGATCTGATCTAAATCTGCGCCCAATGCACTGGCTAACAACACACCGCGCACCGCATCATTGATACGCTGCAGCAACAAAACGGTTTGATACGCGTTAGCTTCACCCTGCTTATAGACCGGATCAGACTCCACCAGCGCGTCATACACCGTATCCAGATCGCGGAGCTTCTCGAGCCAACTGTTAAAAATGGTCGTCGCATCGGGGACTAAAATGGCATCAGGAACAGGAATAGCCGAGAGATCGATGAGGTTAGGACTGGTTGCCATAGATAGTTACCCCTTCTAGCGTGACCGGCTGGCCGGTTTCTTTGTTAATGCCCTCGATGGTCAGATCAAAGACGCCATCACTCTCACGCACCACCCGCACACGTTTTACCGTTAATCGCGGTTCCCAACGTGCCAACGCGGAAGCCGTCGCCCCCACAATGCGTACCCGCGTGCTTTCATCCTGCGGGTTATCAATCAGGTCAGGTAAATCACTACCGTAATCGCGTAGAAGCACACGGCTATTTTTAGGCGTGCTGAGAATGTCGATAACGGACTGACGCAGATGATCATTCCCCGCCAGCCGTTTGCCCGTCTTGGCGTTAACACCCTGCATATCACCTCCATCAAAAAACCCGCCGAAGCGGGTTTAATTTTTCTGTTTGCCGAAATATTCGGGACCGGTTTTATCTTTTTTCTCTTTCTTTTTCTTACCGCTTGCCGCCTTGGGCTTGATATCCGTCGCCAAATTAAACGCCACGGAAAAGCCCATTGCGCTCAGGCTGTATACCATCGACTCAATCAGCCACGATCGATCCTCTCGCTCACCAAAGCCCTGCGTGACCACGCGCGCTTCGGCGGTCAGCGGTAAATGAGCCGGACGACAGGGTGCCGTAACGCTCATGCGTCGTTCATTGCGGTTGGCCTGTGTTTTTTTAGCACTGGCTTGCTGATCGGCTTGCGCCTTATGCGGTTGGGTATATGGGTTCTCGAGGTCGGGTCCCTCGTGCTCAGTCTGAGTGACTTTGGTTTGCCCCGTGGCTTCGTCATAGTAGTTGACGCCAATCTTCCCCTTTTTCTCTTTTCCTCCTGTCGCCGCTTTACCCGTTGTTGAACCGCGCTGCCCTTCACTGTAAGTCCAGTTCGATACCTCACGCGGGGCAATGGTCACATCGGCAAGGGTTTTGCCGCTGGCGGTTAACGCCGCCCCTTGCTCCAAGAACAACCAATATCCCCCGCTCGGTTTACTCACGGCGTTATGACTCCGAGCCAGTCGCGTCAAGAGATTGGCATCCGACTCCGACACCTGATCCAGATGTGGCACCGCAATCGCCGCCAGCTTATCGGCGACTTTCGGGATCAGGCCATTGTCGGTGGCCACCGTTTTCACAATGTCACCCAGCGTCAAATTATCCCAGCTGCGGGTTTTATGGCTTTGCACATTCCCGCTTTGCTTCTGGGCATTCATCGGTGCAGCCGTGGCATAAATCACCACTTTACGCGGTGGACCGCTGCTCGAGACACCGCTGACTACAAACCAGCCCTTGTCCACCAGATTGCCGTTAAATCCCAGCCCCAACTGTAATCGCGCCCCCTTGCTCGGGAGCGGCAGCGTTTCTGATAGCAGCGTGATTTGCAGTTCGTCGGCTTTCCCTGTCGCCCCGCCATTGTCCGTGAGCGTCAGCTCTTGCAGGCATTGGCGCAACGCTTTAGAGATGTCTTTGCCCTCTGCCGTCACGCTGAACTCAGGACGGTATTCTTCCACACCGTTCATCGATTAATCCCACAGTTGAAGGTTTGACTCCGCCACCGGCATATCGAGATCCGGCAGTGTGATCAGTACACCCGCGTTATAGACCGAACCCAGATCGGCAAGCCCCGGATTCGCTTCCAGTACCTTGACAACAAGAGGCCCCAACTCTGGCCAGCTATAATGTACGGCGCAAATTGCGTCCAGCATGTCCCCCTCACGGGTTTGATAGGTCGTCGGCATAATGTCGTATCCCTATTGAGAACGTTTTGTGGCGCGGTGAACCGGCGGGGAGGAACTTAGTGGTACTGTCGTTAAATTTCTCAATCACCCAATAGCCCAGCACATCTCCCGCGCCGCTCACCAGCTGCAACGGCATTGCTTTATCTGCCAAGTCGTATAAATCATCGATGGCACTCACGCCCTGACGGAAAAAGGCATGCGCTTCCCCTTGCAGCGTAACCGTTCGTCGCTCTTTGCCGGTAAACTGCAATAAATCCGCCTGACCGATACGCTCTTGCGCACTCCAACGCCAGCTGGCTTCGCGCGAAAGTTCGTTGTAGGTCAACGCATCGATAGAGAACTCGAAGCCCCCTAATATCAGCATCACACGCGGTGGGTCGCTGGCAGCGGCTGACCGTTGTACCGCTGCGGCGTTTTGCTCAACCGCCGCTAACACTGAAAATCCGCTCATCACCACAGCCCCCCGTTGTCGTACATCGCGTTATTACCGTTGAAGATATCGGTCGCTTGCGCTTTGTTAATCACCTCATCTGCTATCGCAGTCCCTTCCTGCTCAGAGCTTACGTTGATTTCAACCTTTAACTCTTGCCGACGGCTATCGGTTATTGAGGTGGGCTTGCGCTCGATATCAACGCGATCAATCTGCTGCATCAGCGTTGGCCAAGCATCCATATCGGGTAATTCGCTATCGCGCCGAGGAGGGGCATCTTCTTTGGCTCGCTCATTCTCAGGAAATGTCGGTACCGATGATTGAGATGCCTCCCGCCGGTTCTTGCTCATCTCCGACGCCCAATCAAACGAGAATGGTCCCTCACTAGGCTTACCGTCCACTGAGTCCAACAGCTGCTGGCTCGTGTTTTCCTGAAACTCGCCGTTAGTGAATGGATTAGCCGTAGCCAGCCATCCCGCCTTGTCCTCTGCCGATTGCCATTGCTTTTTGAGCATCTCAACACGACCGGGCTGATTAACATTCTGAGAAAACCACTCTCCAAGTCCCTCACTTTCCGCTTGGATCGCAGCAATCTTCACAGGTGTTCCGGTCGCAACGGACTGTAATATCCGCTTTTTATTGTCCTGATCGTCCGGCAATAGCCACGACAGTTTTTTCGCCGCCGCGTAAATAATCTTGCCAACAAAAACCACGCCGTTGCCAAACGTCAGCACGCCGGGGTAAAGCTCGTTCTTCATAAAGCTGACGATCTTGCTAATCCCGCCGTTTTTAAACCACTCCGCCAGATTGTCAGTCAGCGCTTTAATTTGCGGGGACAACTGACCACCAAGCTGGCCCGAGATTTCATCCATTGCGGAAGAGAGCACCGCCTGCAGGTTGGTCACTGCGCGGTTGCCCTCCATCGCCCCCCTCGCACCTTCTTCCGTCACCAGTTGGTAGCGTTTTTGCTCGTCCATCAAATCGCGATAGCTTTTGCCGGATTGCTTAATCAACATCAGCATCTTGCTCGCCTCGCCCCCAAACAGACTATCAAGGGCAAATGATGCCTTAGACTGATCTTTTAAGGTCAGCGCACGCTCTACAATTTTGCTGAACTGCTCCAAATCACTGAGACCGGCAAGGTCACCGGCTTTAAACCCTAATGTTTCAAACGCATCCTGCAATCCGCCCTGCTTGCCGTTCTGTTTGTACTCCCCCGCTTTATGCAGATACTCTTCAAACAGATCGCCAAAGTTCTCGCCGTTCATGCCGTACTGCTTGCCCAATGAGTCCCATGCGTTAAAGGTCTCTACCCCCACGCCGTAACTCTTAGCGATCCCCACTTTCTCGGCGGTTTGCGCGTTGCGGGCAGCAGGCGCAATCAGTGATCCCAATGCCCCAGCAATCAGCCCACTGCCCCCCAGCGCCAGACCACCGGGGAACATGGACGCGGCGATATTCCCCGCTTTAGCGAACGCCCCCTTTCCCAATCCTTGGACGCGTTTAAACTGTTCGGCGCGTTTCAGATCACGATTTAGAGCCTCTTGCGCCGCGCTGGCTTTCTTAATCTCTTTCGTGACGCCGGTATAGTCACGTTTAAGCGCGCTGATATCCTTCCCAGCAAGCTTGGCCTTCTTGATCTCCGCCGACAGCGACTGTTGTTGTTTGGTCAGCTTTTGAGTTTGTTTTTCAACATCCTTAATGCCTTTGTTGATCCCCTGCGTCGAACGATTCCAACTGGCATCAAGATTGCCGCCGAAGGTGATGACGGCCTTAAGGTTTTGGTTTAATGCCACGTTTTACCGCCTCCACTTCATCAAAGAGAAAATCCTTAAACGTGCTAAACGGCATATCGAGGTAGTCACTCATCGCAAAGTGCAAGCGACGCCCCAGAAACCTTATGCCTCGTCGGATTTCGCTTTCGGACGCTTGTCGGGCGGAAGCATAAAAACATTGAATGCCTCCTCAAGCTGCAGGTAATCCGCCGCGGTTAACGCGTACACATCCTGCTCGTTCATGCCGCACAGCAGCGCCAACATGCGCGCATCTTTTTCCCCCTCACTGCCACGGTCTTTCTCACGCGTGATGCGGTCGCGCACGGTGGGCTCGCGCATCGCTACCTCGGTTAGCGGCGAACCATTGGCAAGGGTTAACGGGGTATACAAGGTGATCGTTTTTGAATTGGCTGGGTACATAATAGGCTCCATAAAAAAACGGCCCGCAGGCCGTCTGGATAAGAATAATGATTGAGGTTAGAGGCGGATTTTTGCCGCCAGCCCACCCAACTGATCAACACCGTTGATGCGTCGGGTAAAGCGTTCGGTATCGATCTCGATAAGCTCACGGCCCTCTAGCGTCTGCTTGTAGTAATTGAGCGCAAGATCGACCGTCACCGACACTTCGGATAAGGATTCGCCCGAGCGAGCATCGCGTGTCACTTTGGACACAAAGCCTTCAAACTCTTCAATCGTGCCGAGCGCGGTACCGTTGCTCATGTAACCTTCATAAGCCGTAAAGCGTGGCTTTTGCCCTACCACACAGCCCAGCAATGCCAGCACGTCGGTATCAATCCCCCAAAACTTCACCTGACAGGTCAACGCCTCCATCCCATCATCGACCGGCGTCGGGGCGTCTTGGGCACCGCTACGTAAATTGGCGACCTGAATACTCAGCTCCGGCGGCGTGTATTCGTGTGCCCCTTGAATGCGCTGGCCTTTGGCAAAAAAAGACCAGGCACGCATTGTGCTTTTGTTTCCCATTAGGCGGTCATCTCCTCAACGGCATAATCATTATTGACGCGAACGCGCAGGGTAATGCGCTCGGTTGGCGACTTCGGACCAAAGTCGTAATCGATATACAGCTGGCCTGCGGCCAGTGACTCGGCGGTGTTAAGCTCTTCATCAAGCCATGCTTTTCCCCCGAAAATCGCTTTGAGGCCAACGAGCTGGCGCATATAGGCATTGATGGTGCCGATAATATCGTCGGCAATGTCGCGATCGAGCGGTCGGTCGTTATACAACACCACGGTTTCCTGAATGCTGTCTTCGATAACATCCGCCGAGCGGCGTACCGATTCAAAACGCCACTGCGGATCGGTCGTACACAGACGGTTGCCCCAATGCTTAAATCCGTCACGGCGCACAATGGTGCTGATATTTTCCATGTTCAGCAGGTTGGCCTGACAGTTCGGCTCACCCAAAATAAACTCGTCGACCTGCTCCACGCCGAGGATATTGTTAATATCCTGATTGGATTTACTCCACCACCAGCCCTTCTCTACATCGATACGCGCACGCAGACCCGCTGCGCGTGCCGAATACGGCATATAGACGTTTTCGCCAGCAGCATTAGTCACCAGCACACGCGGACGTAACAGCTCGACGCGCGCACCGTATTGCTGGCGACGCTGCACCACCTCCTGCGCGGTGGCCATCGATGCACAATCTACGTAGGCCACGCCCCGCAGCTTGTTCGCCTGCGACTCTATGCCTTTGCCCACGGCATCATCTTCACTAAATCCGGTGGCAATCAGCACCCGCGGTTTGTAGCCGGTGATTGACTCGCTTTGCGCCCACGCCTGCATCCCCGCAAGCACGGCGGCGCGCTGTTTGGTTTCCTCTGTTTCCACCGGCACGCGCACCACGATAATGAGCGCCGCACGCTGATCGTTAATATCAGTGATAGCTTGCTTAAGCGTCCCAGCAGCACCCAGTTTATTCAGTTGGCTTGTTCCCACCATCGCCACTGGCGTATTGAGCGGGAAAGGCTCATCTTCGCCGCTGGTGAGCGTGACGCTAAACGGGCTAATAAGGCCCTCTGCCTCGGTAGCCGCCAGCGTGATTTTGCTGTCCGCAATCGCGGCAACCAGCGGGGGGAGTTCGCTGGCTTTTGCCGTCACGACGCCACCGGCATCACAGCCGAGCGTCAACGTCAGTACACCGGCGTTATATTCCGCTGATGAGGCCACCGCTTCGGGCGTTTCAGGATCGGGAACGGCGGCAACTGCCACCACCTTATATTGATTACCTAAGCGCCCCGGCAGGCTTGCTGCAAATGACAACACGTTATCGAGCAACGCGGTACCGACCGTCGCGGTGGCGTTGGTACCCGCCGAGGCATCTGGGGCCGTTCCGACAAGGCCGATCACGGCAGTCTGGATAGTGGTCACCGCCACCGTCCCCGACGTTAGTTCTATGGTTTCAACGCCATGAAGTTCTGACATAGTTTCTCCTGACATAAAAAAACCCGCCGGAGCGGGTTACATTTTCTGGTTGGGTTCTTTCGTAACGCTGTCGGTTTCCGTGTGCGTATGGCCGTTATAGGTCAGGCGGATACCACTCATTTTTCCTTTGCCATCCGAGATCTCTCCGGTGGCACCGATATTGCCTTTAACCGTAGTATTCGCATTAATCGTGGTTACGCCCTGCACCGTCAGCGTGTCGGTGATTTCCACCGGCCCATCGAGCGTCCCTTTGCCGACAATTTTATAGGTACCTCCTTCGGCAATCGTAATGGTCAGCGCATGGGCTTCGCGGTCATAACGCACTTCGGTCCCGTCACCGTAGACCGTAATATGCTCCGACTCGCTGCCCTCGGGAACCGGTGCACCACCGGTGGCCCAGCCCGGAAACACTCGACCGTTGTTCAGGTCGCCCCCTTCAGACAGGACCGTCACCGCATCCCCAACCGCACACGGGTTCACATCAGAGCGAAAGCCCCCAGAGAATCCCTGACACAGCGGTAGCCAATCGGTAACAAGCTCACCAATTGAGACGCGGCATTTAGGGATCTTGCCGTGCTGTGTAGAATGAATCACACCACGCCGCACGATATTGGCAAGACGGCGCTGCAGATCACCTTCCATATCACTCATCGGGCGCCTCATAGATTTTGCGATAATCGGCTACGTGCTCGGCGCCAACCTCGGGCACCTTGCCCAGCCATACCCCTTTCACCGGTACACCACCGCGCGCAAACGGATCTGCACCAAAGGCGGCGCCCTGCTCAAAGGTGATACGCCACACAAGATACTCATCCATACTGGGGTCGAACGCATCGGGCTCCGCGGAGACAAACACGGCACCATCGATATACGACAAACCAAACTGCTGGCCGTCAATCCACTGAGTTAAATCCGCCGCAGCGGTACGTATGTAAATATCCGGTTTGGTGATGGTGGCACTGGCACGATCGACCACGATATACAGCGATACCGAAAGCGATACGCTTGGTTGCCCACTGGTATTACTCTTGGGGTCCCAGCCATCCACGGAAAGGTAAACAGCGGGGGTCACCAACTGCGTGGTGTTCTCGGGATAGGTATCCGCATCCGCCACCCACGGTAGGGCTTTTAAGGTCCCGATCACGGCGTCATGATAAACCGCCATCGATAAGGGCTCAGCCATTGCGCCTCCTATAGACTGATTTTGGCCTTCACGCGGCCTTTAATGTCGGATTGAAAGTGGTGCATAAAAATCGCCATCACATCGGCAAAGGCGTTATCTTCCACGTAATCAAGCATCGGGGCATAAATGTCGATTTCAGCCTCTTTTGCTCGCCGCGTCACCGGATCACGGATAACCACAGTGCGCCGATTCTCACGCCGCGAACGAGCAACCTCCCCGTTGGTAAAGTTTTGGGCTTGCAACATCGAGCCTTT